AGCGCTGTTACAAACGCAGGCGTTGAATTAGCTACAGGTGATCAAATTTATGATTTTGTAACCACAGGTATTAATGCTAGAATACAAAATGTAACTGATCCTACGAGTGCTCAGGATGTTGCTACAAAAAATTATGTAGATACTATTGCAACTGGGCTTTTAGAATATAAAGGAGGCTATGATGCTTCTACTAATACACCTGATTTAGATACAGCTACTAATATTGCTATTGATAAAGGGGATGCGTACACTGTTACCGCAGATGGTTTATTTTTTACAGAACAAGTAAGAATAGGTGACTTTATTATAGCTGAAAATGCTATAGCCGCAGGAGCGGGAGGTTCATTAAGTGATTTTACAATTGTACAATCTAATGTTGATTTAGCTACAGCAGCAGCAACATCAGGCGCAGCAGTTAAAGGTATATCTGGATACGATTCCGCAGACTTTTCTGTAACAGCTGGTTTTGTATCGCTTGAAACAAAAACATATAAAGCTTTAATAGGTAATGGTACATTAACAACAGTTCCTGTTACGCATGGTTTAAATAGTCAAGATTTAATAATTCAATTATTTGATGCGTCTACAAACGAAACTGTTTATGCAGAAGTAGCAAGAACAAGTGCAACTCAGGTTAATGTATCTTTTTCAGTAGCACCGGCATCAAATTCAATAAAAATATTAATTCAGAAAATATAACTTATGGGCATTCAATTCAAATCGCCACTTGCACTTTCAGCACACAGGGCAATTGCACACAGCGATTCGGCCCAAACGTTAGAAGTAAAAGTTGCAGTTAAAACGGCTGCACACCCTGAGTTTGGAAATGGTAGTTCTAATGGGTATGTAATAGATGGCGTTGAGGGAGCCTATCTTGAATTCACCCCTGGCAATACTTATAAGTTTGATCAATCAGATAATTCTAACACAGGACATCCTCTTAGATTTTATCAAGACGCTGCAAAAACTACTGCATATACAACAGGGGTAACTACAAATGGTACACCTGGGACTGCGGGAGCTTATACACAAATAATACCGTCGGCATCTACTAATCCAATACTTTATTATCAGTGCAGTGCTCACTCTTTAATGGGTAGCTATGTGAAATTTGGAACAGGTTCATTAGGAGGCGAAGCAGACTCAGCTATAAAAATATTATTAACAGTTAAAAATGTATCAACAGGAACATTAACATCTGGGACTGTTGTTAGAGTTGCTACAACTAATAATCCTCCAAGCGGAAACGTATTAGAAGTTAACGTTGCGGACAATAGCGCTGCATCAACAATGCCCGCTATAGGTATACTAATAGAAGATATAACTGCTGGATCTGAGGGGGACTGCGTTGCTTTTGGAAGAGCCTCTGGTTTTTCTACAAGCGGTTTTACAGAAGGGGATACATTATATGTTAATACAAGCGGAGGGTTTACCACTACAAAGCCAACAGGGGCTGCTTTAATACAAAGAATAGGGCAGGTTATAAAAGTTCACGCATCAAATGGTAGTATTGAAGTTTTTGGTGCAGGAAGGGCTAATGATGTTCCTAACATACCTCAAAATCAACTATGGCTTGGTAATTCAAGTGGCGTTGCTACACCTACGGATCATACTGTAGAAAACATATCTAATGTAACTGTTTCTTCTAAAACTGACGGGCAAGCATTAGTATGGGATGCTACAAATAGCTATTGGAAAAATGGTACTGTTTCTGGTGGTGGAGGCGGAGGTGGAACTGTTTCTATAGAAAAAAATATATATACAGGGGACGGATCGGATACAACATTTGATACTTCAACTGCAATTGTAAATGAAAACAATGTTCAAGTATATATAGATGGTGTTTACCAATCAAAAGATAACTACACTACAAGTGGAAGTACTGTAACATTTTCTACGGCACCTCCTAATACTGCGTCGGTTGAATTAATACACATGGTAGGCGTCTCTGGTATAATAGCTAGCGACGATTTTACAGGTAATGGTTCAACAACAGCGTTTGTACTCTCTATGAGTATCACGAATGAAAATGCTACGCAAGTATACATTGATGGTGTTTATCAAAGTAAAAATAATTATACAACTTCCGGTAGTACACTAACGTTCTCCACCGCACCACCGAACGGTGCTGCCGTAGAAGTTGTTCATATAAAAGCTGTTGATTCTTCATCATTAAATAAAAATGTTTTTACAGGAGATGGATCAACAACAGCATTTGCGTTATCTCAATCTATAGATGACGAAGACAAAACATTTGTATTTATACAAGGGGTTTACCAAGAAAAAAGTATGTATAGCATAAATGGTGCGACTCTTACATTTTCAACAGCGCCGCAAAATGGTTATAGCGTTGAGGTAATGGCGTTTGATAGCATTACTATAGAAAAAAATACTGTTGCAATTGATAATTTTAATGGGGATGGCTCTTCAATAGGTTTTACATTATCAACAACACCTTTAAATGAAAATGCAATTGATGTATATATAAATGGTTTATATCAACAAAAAAATACATTTTCTTTATCAGGAAATGCATTAACATTTTCAACGGCGCCACCTAATAACTCTACGGTAGAAATTAAAAGTTTAGGTAATGTTTTAGGCACTGCAGATACATCAACATCAGTTAGTGTGATATCTAGTAATACAACAGCTGTAACGGGTACATTATATGTATTTACAGCAAGTTTATCTTTAACATTGCCTGCTGGAGTAGTTGGTAAAAATATAAAAATAAGCAATAGATCAGGGGTTGCTACATGTACAATAGTACCTAATGGATCAGACAAAATAATGGGCAGTGCAAGCACAATGACTTTAGACACCGTTACTGCTAGTTTTGAATTAATATATAGCGGCTCAGCACAGGGCTGGGTAATAATAGGACAATAATATGAGTAATTTTACAGATTTTTTTCCAGCAGCAAGCGGGGGTGGCGGTGGTGTTTCAAATACATCTTTTTTATTAGCTGACACCTCAGATCAAACAGCTGTTTTCTCGCCAACCGATAATAATTTAGAAGTGGGTTCTGTTATATATGTTACTCTAATTGGAGGAGGAACCGGAGGAACTGCTAAGGGTAGTGGCGGCGCTCCTAATTCTACGTCTGGTTTGGGAGGCACAGCTGGCGGGTTTTGGTCTGGTTATTATAAGCTAACATCAACCTCAGATATAACATTAACAGCTGGTAGAGGTGGAGCCGGAGCATCACGATCCTACACAAGCGGACAAGGGTTTACTGCAACTGGAACCTCTGGTAATCATTCTACTTTAACACAAGATGGGAGCGTTATTTTAAGCTCCGATAAAACAGTTACTGCGTCTATGATTTCACCAAGCTGGGCTGCCCTAACAGCGAGCGGGATTCAAGAAGATAAGTTTTTAAACTCTAATAGTTCAACTTTAAGTATAAGCAATCACGGTAATGCTACTTCTCACACGCCTCTTAATGCAAGGCCTGGATCTGGAGGTGGTGGTGGTGGTATTTTAATAGGAACTTATGGTAACTCTGGTACATTAACCGCCGGAAATGGTGGCTCTGGATACGTAATTATAAATTTTTAATATTATGGCAGTAACTAACGGAATATCCCACGAAGCTATGAGAGATTGGCGAAATACTGAATTACAAGCAACCGATTTCATTGTTCCATTGACAGACTATCCAAACCACGCAGCTTGGATGACTTACAGGCAAGAATTAAGAGACTGGCCATCAACAGATGATTTTCCCGAAACCAAACCTATAAAGCCTTAATTTATGGCATTAACAAAACTTACAACAGATTTAATTGATGGTTCTTTAGGGACAGACTGGCAAGCTACTCCAAAAACAGCTAGCTTTACTGCAGTTGCTGGAGAGGGTTATTTTATTGATACTACAAGTACTGCGGTTACAGTTACATTACCTAACGGTCCAGCTATTGGTAATGAAATTAGTCTTATTGACTATGGAGCAAATGCCTCCACAAATAATATTACGATCACATCGAGTGATAATATAGAAGGTGCTGCTGATGATTTAGTATTATCAGAAGATAAGGTATCAAAAACATTAGTTTTTTCAGATGCTACTAAAGGGTGGTTAATTGCTAATGATGCGTATAGTTCAGCTACACCAAGCACACCCTTAACTTTTGACTTTTTAGTAGTAGGTGGTGGTGCTGGTGCAACAAGTGACATAAGTGGAGGTGGTGGTGCAGGAGGTTTGCGTACGTCTTATGGATCAAGTTCTGGTGGAGGTGCTAGTGCTGAAACATCTTTAGATTTATTAATAGCAACAGATTATACAGTTACAGTGGGTGCTGGAGGCACAGGTGTAGTATCATCTGGTGGCAGTGCATTGAATGGATCTAATTCTGTTTTTTCTACAATAACATCAATAGGGGGTGGTGGCGGACATCGAGTTGGAAATGGTGCTACAGGAGGATCTGGAGGAGGAGTAGGTAGAGGTAATAGTGGATCTTACACACCTGGTTCAGGCACTGCTGATCAAGGTTATGCTGGTGGTCCAGATACAGGAGCCGTTGCTGGTACTGGTGGTGGTGGTGCTAGTGCTGTTGGTGGTAACTCGTCTGGAGGTGGCAATCCAAGTCAAGGAGGTGTTGGAGGGGCTGGTTTAGCTGTTTCAATTACTGGATCATCTGTCACATATGCTGGCGGTGGCGGCGGCGGTGGTTATTATAGCACTGGTGGATCTGGTGGCTCCGGAGGAGGAGGAACTGGTGGAACGGGTAATGCTCAAAATAACGCTTCCAACGGAACCCCAAACACAGGTGGAGGAGCTGGGGGTGGTGAGCAAAATTCAACAGTAGCAAGATCTGGAGGATCGGGAGTTGTAATTATTCGCTATCCCAATACGTACACAGTCACTATAGGATCTGGATTAACCGGAACAACTGCTACAGATGGAACGGACAAAGTAACTACATTTACAGCAGGTACAGGAACAATATCATTTAGTTAACTATGGCACAAACTAAAATAAAGAAAGAATTAATTGACGCGTCATTTGGCACAGATTGGATTGAAACAATTCAAACAAGTAATTTTACAGCGGTAGCAGGTAAAGGTTATTTTGTTAATACTACTAGTGCTGAAATTACAGTTACTCTACCTGCAGGTGCTGTAGGTGATGAAATAGTTATACAAGACTATGCTGGTACATTCGCAACTAATAAAATTATATTAGCTCCTAATGGTTCTGAAAAAATTCAAGGGTTAACTAATAATTTTAGATGTGTAATTAATAATTCTACCGTAAGACTCATATATCAAGACGCTACTAAAGGATGGGCCGCAGATAATATTGAAACAAACTTGATCGCTTTATCAGTTGACTATCTAGTAGTTGCTGGAGGTGGTGCAGGGGGTGGACCCTACTATGGTGGTGGTGGAGGAGCTGGAGGCTTTCTTGCATCATACGGAGTTTCTGGAGTTGACGCTGAATCATTAATCACTTCCACTAATTATTCAATAACAATAGGAGGCGGCGGTACTGGAGGAGCGGGTGATATTACTGCTGGATCTAATGGAACTAATTCTACCTTCAATACAATTACCTCAACTGGTGGTGGTGGTGGTGGTGGTGGTAATTCCGTTGAGAAAGATGGAAAAGATGGTGGTTCTGGAGGTGGTGCATCATATGGAACTGTTGGTTCTGGAACGTCTGGACAAGGATACAGTGGAGGTGGTCTATATGGCGGTGGCGGTGGTGGTGCTGGTGGTGCTGGATTAACTGGAGGAACACCATCTCCTTATGGCGGAGACGGAGGCGCTGGACTATCTAATGGAATCACAGGAAGCTCTTTATTTTATGCTGGAGGTGGAGGTGGTGGATCTGCTTCAGGTGGTACTACTTCTGGGGGATCAGGTGTTGGCGGTAATGGAGGCACAAGACCTAATGATAACGCTACAGCTGGAAATGTTAGCACAGGTAGTGGTGGTGGTGGCGGTGCTGAGCTTGGGTCTAGTACAGGAAAGTCTGGAGGATCTGGCGTTGTAATACTAAGATATTCAGATATTTATAATATTATAATACCGACAGGTTCTGGATTAATTACTGGACAATTAAATACTGCTGTAGGTACAGATGAAAAATACACTACATTTACTGGTGGAACGGGAACAATATCATTTAATACATAAAATAAATAATGGCACACTACGCTTTTTTAAACATGCAAAACATCGTTACTGAAGTAATAGTAGGTAAAGACGAAACAGACGGAAATACGAACTGGGAGATACACTATGGAAACATACGTGAGCAAGTTTGTAAGCGTACATCTTACAATACAAATGGTGGTGTACACTCAAGTGATGGTACTCCGTATAGAAAAAATTATGCGGGTATAGGATATACTTATGACTATGCTCGTGATGCATTTATTCCACCCAAGCCCTACGCTAGCTGGACACTAAATGAAAATAGCTGCTTATGGGAGGCTCCTGTAGCTATGCCAGATGACGGACAAGTATACGTGTGGAATGAAGAAACAACCAGTTGGGATTTAATAACAGAATAAATAAATAATTATGGCACTAACTAAAGTAACATCAGCAGTATTAAACAACGATTCTGTATCATACGATAAACTTGGTAATGAGTT